TGAACATACTGCCTTACTAGATCCTATCCCGTGGACTGAATCTCGCGAATAAGCTCAGTTGTCTTGAACTCATTCACCCTCTCAGGGTTCTTAACGTTAAAAGGGAAACTAGCGATATTCAGGACAGATCGGATCATGTCTGCCCCTCCAGCTCGCTTAAATACTGTTCTCGGGTCCATTCCCGATTGCAGTACCTTATCCCCATTGTATAAGAATAAAACAAAGTTACGGAACCTTGGGTCCCAGGAACAGTTTTCGACCTGCATTATCCATCTTGCAGTATCCATATACTTACTCCATCCATTGTGGAACCTTTCATAACCGGTTAACCCGGTCAGGGTACGATAAGGTGAGTGGACCCCTACACAATAACCATCTCTTTGGTAATCGAGAGAGTGCCATCTTTGTAAGTAATGAATCGATTTATCTGAGATGAACTGCTTTTCTGAACTACACTCTAAGCCAAGTTCTGCCATAACGGAAGCAATCCTATCAGGGAATATCTCATCCCTAAATAGATAAACTGAGTCGTCTCCTAGTACGAGAAAGTCATCTACCATTGTATTGTTTCGATAAGCACAGTAGTACCCTGCTATCAGATTAGCTAGTGTATCTCGAAGGTTAGTCAAGACACTACCACTGGGCATACCACCGTTTCTCCCCTCGAGCACAGTGTATGGTACAACTATTGGAATAGTAGCACATACATCACCCAATAGGAGAATCCGGTCTCTGGCATCGATATTGAACCATGTCACAAGAACTTGATCTACTAAATCAAGTAATTGTCTCGACAGGCTACTATCGAAAGCTGAATAATCTAGAGAAACTATCCGGCGTCCGTGTGCTGCTTTAAGCAAATGAGTTGCCTCCTCATCTACGTAGGGAGCACCGATCCAAGCGGAGAACCCATGGTGTTGGCGTAATGCATCAAGCGTGGGATACAAAATCGTTGCACCCTTTATGGTTTCAGCATGATCCATTCCCCAAACATCACGTTGCTTTGGGATCTCTGATAAACCCCTTGGCTGTCCCCTCCAGAACCAGACACAAGGATAGAAATCCTCCACCCTTTCAGCTACGCGCGCTCGTTCAAGATAAGCGTTGGCGTACATTCTATCACTTGAAAACCAAGGTAATCCAAGTGATGTGTCCTTGGGCATTAGGCTGTAAGCTGTAGTGTACTCAGTAGGTCGCAATGATCCAGCTGTGACTAATGAACACACAGAATTGAATGCCTGCATTAGACATCCTTCATCTGGATTCCATTGTTGATTCCAATATCGCATTAGGTTGGGTAACCTATCACGTGCTGGGAGCATAATGGAATAAGGCCCAACTTTGTCACGCTCGTGTTCATCAATCTGGGTCAGCTC